GGGTCCGCAAGAGACCGCACAACGCACGCGTCAGAACATTCTGAAATTGAGCATGTTACAAACACAACAGAAACACTAGAGATTGAAAGAGTTATGAAAGAATCAGAAATCGTACCATTGGTGCAACGAATCTCGCGTTATCGCGAATTGGAAAAACTCCGCAACGAAGCGCAGGTCGCGTTGGAAAAGATCACTGAAGGCTGGGGCACTGGACCATGTGGACAGGGACCATTCACTGGAAACATGCGAGAGTCGCGCCGAGTGCAACACTTGCACATTCAGTTCACGGCAACTCTCGGTGGTGCACCGCCTGTTGAGCTTAAAATCGAAAACCTTAACATCAGCGCGCCTGAAATCGGATTCGCGCTTCAGGCGATGCTGAAGGAAAGAATCAGCGCAATCGTTTCGGAAATGGAGAAGGTATGAGCAACCTGGGCTTGCGTTCCAAAGCGGTGACCGAATCCCAATTCCTATTTTTCAAATTCATCCTTCCGCTTGGCGGGATGGTGGTAATTGGATTCATCCTCGGCGAATCGCTTGGCGAAAGAGAAGGCCGCGCGAAAGAGCGGAAGCACAACGAGATTCAGAACTTCGTTGTCTCGACTAATCGGGAATCAATTCGCGTGTTGCGAGTTGGTGACTTCTGCAACGATTGCCGACTGAAGATTGAAAGGTTCCACTCCAAATGATCTGCGCCAACTGCGGACGTTCCCTTGAGTTCTACGACCGTTACATTCTCGCCGGGCCGACTGAAGTCGTGATTGCCTGTTCGCGCATTTGCATGGTATCAGCATTTGCACCCGAACTAAGTCGAGTCTGCGTGATTGCGCAGTGGATTGCGCCGAAACGTTGGATACCGACGCCAGACGAAGAAGAAAGAATGAGACAATGAAAAACCTGACCAAAGAACAAACCGAACAAATCGCCAATGCCCGGCGCGAGGGTGATTTGCAGAAAGTGGCGGATGAGTTTGCGAGCGCGGCGTTGGTCGGAGTGTTGCAGCGCATCAACTGGACTTCACCAATCGACAAGCCGACTGCGAAACAAATCGCGGACGATGCGTTTGCGATTTCGGAAGCGATGATGGTCGAACGCGAAAAGCGATTACGAAAGTGAAACCTCCCATCACCGTAATCCAAAAACGCAAACCCGGCCGCAAAGCCGAACCGGCGATTCGGTTGACGTGCTACCAGGCCGCGAAACAGTTTGGAGTTAGCCTTGAGACGTTGCGCCGAAATCTTTTGGAGATTGGCGAATACACCGGTGGCGGAAGCAGCTTCGCGTTGCGCACGATTTATCGCGCTCTGACATCCGACGGCAAGGACGCTCGCAATCGTCAGGCAAGAGCCGACGCGGAGACTGCTGAGATTGAATTGCGCAAGCTCAAGGAAGAGTTGGTTGACGTTGCTGTGATGGAAAAGCGAATCACGGAAATCATGCAACCGATCCGCGAACGATTCATGTCACTCGGCGCTGAGGCGTGCGCAAGGTGCAACCCTTCCGATCCTGAACTTGCTAGGAAGGCTCTTGAGGAATGGACGGCGGAAGCGTTGCGAGTTATCAGGACGGAGTTCAAGAAAGAGAAACACAATGGAACTAAACCCTAATCATAAAGTCGTTCGGAGTGCCCGCGATCAATGGCACAAGATCGCCGCGCTGATAATGGTCAAACTCGGAAAGACTGAGTTGACTATCACGCTTCAGGAAATCGAATCGTTAATCGGAAAAGGAAACGTCAACATTGTTCTGGATGAAAAACCGCACGCGCTAATCATTCGCATTGTTGACGACAAGACCGCTTCTGAGTTGGCGCGGCGTGAAGGCGGTCGAGCCTGCGATTCATGAGTCATCAAAAACACTTCGACGATCTTCTGCTTTCGTTCTTCGCGGACAAGCCGACGCAATCGGTAACTGATTCGTGTCTGGAGAATGTTCGCTTCGACGAGCCGAATAATCGCGGACCATTCCGTATTGCGGGACGTGAATACATTCGCGAGCCGTTGGACGCATGGAGCGACTACACCATAACGGATCAAGTCGAGGTGTTTGGAAGTCAGGCCGGCAAGACCGCAAAGACAATGGCTGGCGTGGCGTGGACGATTCAAAACAATCCGTCTCGGATCTTCTGGGTGATGCCAACTCGCGACACTGTTATTCCGTTTGCCCGCGACCGATTGATCCCGATGATGGAAGCGTCGCCCGGTCTAAAGGACTTGATTCCAACCGGAGCAGAGAAGCGCACGAAGTTCAGCACTCGGTCGCAGGCGCTAGGTGGTAGCATAGTCTCGTTGGTCTGGAGCAACTCACCGTCTGCATTGGCCGGCACTCCTGCACCAATCGTCATTCTCGACGAGGTTGACAAGTTCAACGAAGGCACAAAGCGCGAGGCGAACGCGGTCAATCTTGCAGACCAGCGAACGAAAGGCCAGACGATGCCGAAGCGCATCAAGTCATCGACTCCAACGCTCGTCAGCGGATTGATCTGGCAAGAGTTCCTCAAGACCGATCAACGCCGCCGATTCCTGCCGTGTCCATTCTGCGCGAAGCTTGTGACGTTCGCTTGGTCGGAGAACTACACCGTCTTTCCCAAGACCGGAAGCGAGGCTTATATCCGATGGGATCAAGGCGCGAAGAAACCAGACGGCACTTGGGATCTTGATCGTGTGTTCGCTTCGACGCATGCGTTGTGTCCGCATTGCAAGGGTCACATCCAAGATGCGAGCAAAACCAAGATGGACCGCGAAGGCGTCTGGATGCCGACGGCGAAAGCGGCGCGAGGTTATCGAGGCTGGCACCTATCATCGCTCTACGTCGCCGGTCCCGAGACATCATGGGGCCGACTAGCAGTGAAGTTTCTTCAGGCGAAGAATTCGATCCAAGGGTTGCAAGGATTCATCAACGGCGATCTGGCAGAGCCGTATCAGGCGCAGGACACGATGCGCCGGCGCACGGAAGTTGTGTCGGAGATCGAAGTCACCGCTGAATGGATCAAGATGTTGACCGCCGATTGCCAGTTCAAGGCGCCTTACTTCCGCGTCTGCGTTCGGGCTTGGAACGGAGGCAACTCGAAAGGCATAGAGTATCAGGCCGTAGATACGTGGGAGGACATTCGGGCGCGTCAGGAAGCGAATAAGATTTCAGACAAGATGGTGATCGTGGATTCCGGCTTCGGGGCGAAGGGCGAGATTGAAGTCTATCGGACGTGCGCTCGCTTTGGTGGATTCGTTGAACGCCAGGACGCGCGACCGATGCACATGGGCTGGTTGCCATCGAAAGGCAATCCATCGCGCAAACGATGGAAGGACGAGGATACCGGATTGATGGTGCCGTATTATTTGAGGTCGATAGATCCGTTCACGGGACTTTCAACCGCCGGTCAGGTTGAGATGTCACTCTTTGAATTCGCGGCGGATTATTTCAAGGACGTGCTGCAAAATCTTCGCGACGGCAAGACAGAATTCAAATGGGAAGTGTCACCGGAAATGGCGAGTGAACAATACTGGCGTGAGATGGACGGCGAGGTAAAGAAGACAGTCCATTCTCCGAAGACTGGACTAGCCTCAGAGATATGGACGCGGCGATCGAAGCACTGGCCGAATGAGGCGTTGGATTGCGAGAATCTTCAGATTGCCTACGCTGACTTTCTGAGACTGTTTCAGGTTTGAGTCCATCTTCCTTTCGGCGAAACCTGTTTCACTTCCGAGTTTGGGTTCATCACGCGACGGAGTGCATAGCAACAGGCATCCGAGACGTGAGGCAATCCATCGGCATCAAGTTGAGTGTTGAATGCAAGTTGTCCGATGATGATGTCTCCGGTCTTGAAGTCAGACGCGAAGAGTTGCCACCGTGCCTTTCCCGCGCAGATTGCGGACAAGAGTAATTCGTGATCTGACTTTCCTTCGTTGATATATTTTTCGTTTCTCATTGGATGCATGACGAGCAATCCATCGCGCAATGCGATGTCCGAATCTCCGTATCCGCAATCCGAGTGCGAAATCTTTCCGCCAATTTCGCATACCCACTCATACGATCCGTTGCCGCAATTACCAGCAACGGTCAAAGAGTAACCTTCGCTCATTCGGATAGAGTGGACGATTTCAAGATCGTCGGCATCGGTGTATTTCAGTTTTAGTTTTCCGGTGTATTTTTCGCGAGTGCTCATACCGTATATTGCCTTTCAAGGAATTCGCCGACGTGTTTTGCGCCGGACAGTTTTGAGAATTTGCGGAGCGCCTTCATTGCGACTGGCTTCATTGATACGAGGTAAGCTTTCCGTCCAGTCGGCTTGCGACCGGAGTTCTTGCGTGGACCGCCGTGAGTTGGTTGAGTTGTCATTGACGTGCGTATTTTTCAGGATTGCGCTTCGCGTCCTCAAGCAAAGCGGCGAGTAGAATCATGCTGTCCTTTTCATTCTGTCTCATTCCTTGAGACTCCGCCTGTTTTCTTTCTTCCATCAATCGGTTGATGATTTGATCTGTGATGCTCATATTTTTTCAGTTTGATGTTTTCCGACTCTTCAAATAGGTGCTGGCGATATTGTTGGCTATGGAGTGGAGCGCCTTGGCTCTGGCCATCAAGCGATCAAATGCGGCAGAGTTCTTCAGACTTGGCACAAGTGAATCGGCGCAGTCTTCGTATTGCTTCGCGAGCTTCATTGCCGAGGTGTAGGTGAGAGGTTTCATGGAGATTAGAACGATGAGTTTTTGACTACTTCCGTTTTGGAAATGAAACCATCCGACTTGCGGCCTTTGGTTTCACGAATCAGGCGAATCGTAAGACCATCTCCGCTCCGCTCAAACCAAGTCGAAACCAGCCCGAAGACCATCGGCTTAGTGCTGAAGCCGGGCTTCAGGTTTCGGATTTGGCTGTCAATGTTTTCGTTCGTTTTCATGCGCTCAATCTACATCTTGAAAAGGGATATACAATATGTTTTTTCAAGTTGAGCATCCGTAGTGCTACGGATTAGTTGAAAAGTGCGAAGAATTCAGGACTGACGAAAACCGATTTCGGATAACCGATCTTTCCGAAACCATTGACGGACTTACGGACGCTGACAACGGCGACGTGCGGATGCTTTTTGTAAATCGCGAAATCCACGATCTCAGAATCATCGGTCAACTCAACGCGCTCGAATCCACGACCTGAAACCGGCTTGGCCGGAGGGTTTGTCAACATGCTTAGGCGTTGTTTGAAGGTTACGAGGTTGATTTCATTTACGGTGTTCATAGTTTTCTTTTTTTATTCTCAGGCTTCATTGCCTTCGATGGGATGAATGTATCAGAACCGTTTTGATTGTCTATATTCTTTTTCAAATAGGGCATCCGTAGAATTACAGGTTTGAAATCGCATATTGCTTTCAAAGTTGGCACGGTTTATAGGCCGTTTTTATTTCACTTTAGGGTCAGGACAGCGGACGGTTTCGCGTCGATTCTTGAAAGAGTATATGTAAGTAGTTGGTATTTGAGTCGGCAATTCTAGTCTCTCGCGATTATCAATGGGTTGCGCACGATTCCAGATTCAGGACCGCAAGCCTTCTGGCTTGTCCGTATCACTACTGACAATCTCCTTGCCGATTTGACTTGCTTCGCGTATGTGTCCGAAATGCTTGGTTCAGGTCTCAGCTCTGGCACTCAACGGTCTCTATTGCACAAAGCCCTTGCCGATAGCGTCACCAATGGCATGACGCTGCGCGAGTGGCTCTGGTCTGTCTCCACTGAACTTGCGCCATTGGCGGAGGCCGGCGGGGCTATCCAGTCCACGGCGAGCAACGGTCACGCCACGACTTTCTTTGCGAGCGGCACCGATGGCTTGTCGGTTTCAAATCTGATGGATTGGGTGTTAGCGATGATCGATCTGTTGGATCAAGTCATGGAGGAAGGTGACTACGCAACCGACGCGCTAATTGAGGCCGAGATGCAGCAACGACTCAAGCCGATCCATGAATCCTTTTCCGACTCTCGTTATCTGAGGTGCCAATGAAATTCTTTGACCGATTAAAGCTTTCGCTGTCCGTCCTGCGCAATCAATACGACGCCGGCAAGCAATGGAGTTCACAGCGCAGCTTCGTTCCTGGTTATGTCCAAGATGTTCGCTTTGACGCGGACCAAGCAACGCGTGAGGAAATCTTGCGCAAGGCAAGATACTTCGAGGCGAATTCCGCAATCGTGAATCGTCTCGCAGATGTCTTTGAGCAATACACCGTCGGCGCGAATGGCATCATCATGGTGCCATCATCGGCGGACCAAACTTGGAACGATTCGGCGCGTCAGGTCTGGGACGAGTGGACGCCTTACGCTGACAATTCCAGTCTCCACGCATTCTCAACTTTGCAGTCTTTGATTGCTCGTTCATGGTTAATCGACGGCGAGATTTTTATCCTCAAGACTCACGGCAAAAAGTCTTTCATGGGTCAGAGCCGTCCGAGGATTCAATTGATCGAATCGCATCGTGTTCGCACGCCTTCTTCGATGTGGAATAAGGAAGGCAATTCCATCGTTGACGGCATCCGCGTCGATGAGAACGGTAGGCCGTTGTCCTACTTCGTTTGTGTCGGAATGTTCGATGACGATTACACCGAAGTTCCGGCTTCGGAGATGATTCATATCTTTGAATCGTCACGTCCTGGCCAGTTGCGCGGACTGTCGATGCTCTACGCCGTGCTTAACGATTTGCATGACCTGGACGATCTTCAATTATTGGAAATGCGAGCGGCTCGCGATGCTGCTGAGAAGTCGATCATCATCGAGACGGCAAGCGGTCATTTGAATCCTGCGAACATGCGGCGGGATGTCGTCACCGTCACGAATCAGAACTCTGCCGGAACCGAGACTACTGAGACCCGAACGAAACATATTCGCGATGTTATCGGTGGCCGCACGCTCGCGCTTAAGACCGGCGAGAAGTTGCAACAGTTCATTCCGCAACGGCCAAGTGACCAAGTGATGAAGCACTGAGAACAGGTAGAGTCA